TATTCATTTTTAGCACTAATATCAATCGTAGGTTTGATTTCTAGTAACCACTTGGCTAAGTCTAAATGACCATGAGCACAACTTGCTCTAAATGCTTCTTCATTTATAGGACTAATATCAATCGTAGGTTTGATTTCTAGTAACCACTTGGCTAAGTCAAAATGACCACGAGAACAACTTACTCTAAATGCGTATTCATTATGACCACTAATGTCAATAGTAGGTTTTAAGTTGTATAATTTTTTGACATCATCAAAACATCCGTTTTTACACATAAACCGAAATAAGTTATCGTAATTAATTTCCATTTAATTATTTATTTTTATTGAAATTTTTAAATTTAAATTTATGCTTAAGTTTATTAAGTACCTTTCACTTATTTAACTAAAAACAAATCAATTTTATTAAAAAATATAAACTAGTTATATTTTACTTGTGTTGTTGTTGTTTTATAAATTAGTATATAAATTGAAAAATAAATGTAAGGAAATAATAATATTAATGGCTTTAAAAGCATTTATATCCAGTTTAATAGAAAATATTCCAGAAAATAATATACCGAAAGAAATAGATTTAGTATTAGATAGTGGAGCATTTAACGGTGTTTATATGTTAGGAGGATTATTTTATATAAAAGAATTAGAAGAGAGAAATAAAATAAAAATTAAAAGAGTATCAGGATGTAGTATTGGAGCTATATTAGGACTATTATTTATATTAAATAAAATGGATAAATCAGTGAATTTAGCCACATATGCTTTTAAATGTTTGCGAAAACACCAGAATTTAAAAAAATTTTTAGGATTAGTAAAAATAATTTTTAATGAAATAATCAAAGAAGAAGATATTTATAAACTAAATAATAAATTTTATCTTACTTATTTTGATACTATAACAGGAAAACAAGTTATTAAAAAAAAGTACAGTTGTAAAGAAGATTTATTTAATTCTGTAATTAAATCTCTCTACATTCCTTATTTAATAGATAAAAAATTAACATATGATGATGGATGTATTGATGGAGCATTTCCATATATTTTCAAACCAAAGAATAATAGAAAAATAGTATTTTTTAATTTACAAAGTCTTGATAAAATAACGAAAATAATTTTTATAAAAAACGAAAAAAACATTTATCCCAGATTATTTGAGGGGTTAATGGATACACATCATTTTTTTGAAACCAATAAGCCAAATAATATGTGTAGTTATGTAAATGATTGGAGTATAATAGATATATTAATATTTAGATTGAGAGAAATTATATTGATAATATTAGTATATATATTTAGAGTAGGATTGAAAATAGATACATTATTTCCAGATAGTTGGAGAAAAGATAATTTTATAAAACAACATGTAGCAGTATTTAAAAATATTTGGAGAGATATTATTTTATATTTAACGATTTAAACATGAAAATATATAAAGATAAATCATTTTATAAATTATTAATAATGTCATTTCACAAAATTATAGATTCACGAAATATTAAATTATTTACAAATTTAAGAAAAAGTAAAGGGAATTATTTGATTGACTCAACTGGTAAGAAATATTTAGATATGTATGGAAATATTGGTTCATTACCAATAGGATATAATCATAATAAATTAAACAATTTGGATTTGAATGATGTAGATATTAAAAAGTTATTACTACATCGTCCGGCACTTGGTGTAAATCCTCCCATTGAGTGGAAAAAACAAGTAGAATTATTATATAAGAATTATTGTCCTGATGGATTGGACTTTATGTATGTAGCATGTGGGTGTGGTTCTGGAGCGAATGAGAATGCTTTTAAAGCGTCTTTTATTAGATTTGCTCGTAATAATTTTTCAAATCATACTATGGAATATAGGTTAAAAACAGCATTAGATAATAGTGCTCCGGGTTCTCCAAATCTATCCATTTTATCATTTAAAAAAGGATTTCACGGAAGAACCATGGGATGTTTATCGACTACTAGGTCTAATGCGTGGCATAAAATTAACATTCCTGCTTTTAATTGGCCGGTAGCACCATTTCCACAATTAAAATATCCATTAGAAGAAAATAATTATTATAATTCTATTGAAGAAGTAAAATGTCTTGAACAAACTAAAGAAATATTAAAAAATAATAAAACAATTGCTGGTATGATAATTGAACCAATTCAAGCGGAAGGTGGAGATAGACATGCCTCAAATGATTATTTTATTAATTTGCGACAATTAGCGTTAGATTATGATATTACATTTATTGTAGATGAAGTCCAAACTGGTTGTGGTTCAACAGGAAAATTATGGGGTCATCAGTATTGGTCGGATAATAAAAATTCAATTCCTGATATTATGACATTTTCAAAGAAGATGCAGATGTCAGGTTATTTTTGTAAAAGCGAATATAAAACAGATAGTCCCTTTCAAACATTTAATACATGGATGGGAGACCCGTTTAAGATAATTTTAAGTAACAAAATTTACGATATTATTGTAGAAGAACAATTATTAGAACAATCAATTAATACTGGAAACTATTTAATGGAACAACTTTTAGAACTAGAAAATAAAACTGGAAAAATAAGAAATATTCGTGGAAAGGGATTATTTATTGCCTTTGATTGTGATAATAGTAGTATATTGAAAGATAGATTAATTGAAAATAATGTTAATATAGGAACATCTGGTAAACAATCTATGCGATTACGTCCATCATTAATTTTAACAAATAAAGATGTAGATTTTTTTATACATAATTTAAAAAAATCATTATTATAATAAAAAAAATTGAATGTATTAAATTTGAATCATTAAAATGGACTTGATTGAAACTCGTGATTTTTATTATGTTGTATTAATCCATTATCTAGAAAACAATAACATTTGCCATCACCCATATGCCATGAACCAAAATAATCATCGGCACAACTACAAAAACCACTATCTATTTTAGATTGAATTGGTGTTTTCACACAAAAATCCATAGGATATCCTTGTTCAATACAACTATTATATGTGTTAAAGCCTTCTATATTATTAGATGATGATACAAATATAACAAATATAAATAAAAATATAAGAAAAATAATTTTGTTGTTCATATATTTTATTATAGAAATTAAATTAAAATTAAATCACGTTAAAAATTTCAATAATATTTTTTTTGTGTTTTTTCGTTTTATTCTTTTTCGTTTTGTGTTTTTTTGTTTGATTTTTCTTTGATTTATTTTTCTTTGATTTTCTCTCTTTGTTGTTTGATTTTTCTTCAAATGGGATGTAACGCAAGAACCATGATTCATATTCTTTTGTATTTCGTTTATCTTTCAATTCTTTGTATTTTTTGGCCTTTGTATTTCTCATATCTTCAAGTGTATGTTGTTTTCCATAACAATTAATACTAAATCTTTTAAGTAATCCTTTTTGTTGAAGTCTATTTTTTTGTTGAACGTCAAATAAGTATTGAGCCATACATAATATACGATTTTCATCATAATAATCACGGTTACTATAAAAAAAGGCAAAATAAAAACTTAACATAGTATCAATTGTAGCAACTCTAATAGATTTATTTCCCTTTTTTATAACATTGTAACTATGACATGCTAATGGTTTATATATAAACGCAACTGTTTCTTCGGTATTTTCGATTTTAACAGTAATAGAATAATGAGGAGCAATTAATTCACCAATACCATCATGTTTAACTATTTTAATTCCTTTATAATCAAAATCTTCTAATTTTTCTTTTAATATTACCGCTGCTTGTTCTGGCTCTTCGGCTAACACATCAAAATCAGGGGTTTTATGAAATAATTTCTTTTGTTTTTTAGACATATAAGACGAATATAAAAAACTGGCATATCCACCAAGAAAAATTAATCCTTGGTCTATAAAAGCATCACGGACTGTATAATATATTTTCTCTTCACTTTTAGGATTTACATTTTCAAATTGTCTTAAAAACGAGTTAGGCTCACAATGTTTGCCTTTAAGAGGATAATTCTTATTTAATAATATAAGTCTTTTTAAAACCTTTTCCCATCTACTAATATCTCCAGCAGGTCTAGATAATTCTAAATACATATTCATACGAAGAAAATTGGGAGAACAATATAATATACCATAAACACGAACAGCGTCTGTCTGAACTCTTTTAAAAAGAGATTTATCTAAATAGGTTATATCCGCAACAGGAATAAAATTTACATATACTTTATAAGTTCCATGATGAACACCAGCCTTAGCTTCAACTTCTTGAAAACCATCATTATAATATATATCTGCTAATTCTTTTGCGTCTTCGAGAGCGTTTGGTGAATAAAAATCATAATCAGGAATTTCAATATTTTTATCATAAAATTGGTCTTCTAAAGGAAGAATATTATTAATAGCAGTGCCTCCATAACAAACGAGTCTTTTATTTTTTAGAAAATCTTCTAAAATACCTATTATTTTTTTAACATCAGGGTTACTTACCGTTTTGCGTCCTTTCTTTTTTTCAGCTATATCTACGGCATCACGTAATATAGCAAGTTCTTTATCTTCTAATGTTAATTTTGGCGTACATGATGAAGACATATATATATATATATAAACAAATAATTATTATAATATGAATTGTAATATAAAATTACTACATTAGTATTAGACACTAAATGAGTAGTAATCGGTAGAATGTGTTCTTGTTGTGAATGAGTGTTCAGGCGCTTGTTTTGTTGGTTCGGCAATAGTAACGGGTACATAACGAAGGTGTTCTGGTTTAAGAGCGAAAGCGTGCCCGGTCTTATCAAAAAATAAACTATAGAACTGCATATTGGCGTCGAAATTTTGAAAACACATACCGACCCATTGACACCCATAACCGAAATTTAAAGCGGGTGCTGTATTGGTATTATATGGGCTAATATCAGGTAAAGAAAGTGTCATATTTTTTTTATTATATTCAATAAGTTCATTTGAGTCAGGAGTATATTTAATATCATAATCTCTCGATGCTCTTAAAAAAATAGAATTTGAAGCAATATTAACATACTCTTTAAGCGGTGTATCTTCAAATAAAGGGTTGCTTCTATCAACTGAAATAATAATTTTACCGACTAAGTTTTTTAGTGGAATTGCTCCTAAATTATGACCTGTATATTCATAACTATAATCTTTGCTTAATAATTTAGGTCCGATAGAAGAATATATAGTGTTTGCCATTTGAGTATAAATTTCTGTATTATTGCTAGATATTCTAAAATGTAATATTAATGGATCATTCGGGCATGGACAAGAACCGCCAGCAAAGGCACTGTCATTAATAATATTCATTGCGTCTTGAAATGTCACTTGATTATACGTTTCTTTAGTATGATAATCATTGACAGAAGATGTAGCAATAACAGGTTGATTATTTAGTGAATAAATCTCAAAGTCAAGTACTCTAGCACCTTGTCCAATAGCAGTTTTTAAAGCACATGTATTGACCCAGTCGTTTTTGAATTGACCACTACAACAACAATTATAAGCAGTTTTAACATAATAATCTCTTAATAAAAATTGATATGAAGCATCGTCAGGATTAAATGACGATAATGTTGGAAAACTAGTGTATATACTTGATAAATTATTACAATTATTATTATTTAAATTTACCTTGTTATAAACATAAGCAATAAATCCAAATATTAAAAGAGCTATAATTAAATAGGATACATATTTAATTGTTGTAGCCTTATTTTGTTCTAAATTTAATTTTGAAAACATTTGTTTCGCTTTTTCTATCATACTTATATTATATTAGGATATGAAAAAAAATTATTATATCATATTCATAATGATATTAAAATAATAATTTACTAAATATATTATTTGATATAATTTAATATAATGATAAATAGAGTTAAATATTATTGTAGATAATATATATATAAATATGGCTGGAGGACTTTTAAACATAGTATCTTATGGAAATCAAAATGTATATTTAAACGGCAATCCTTCGAAAACTTTTTTTAAAACAACCTATAAAAAATATACTAATTTTGGTTTACAAAAGTTTCGATTAGATTTTGACGGTTTAAGAAAATTAAGAATGACCGAATCATCCCTATTTACTTTTAGAATGAAGCGTTATGCGGAATTATTAATGGATACATATTTAGTAGTAACATTACCAACTATATGGAGTCCTATATACCCCCCACAAGATTGTAGTTCTAATTGGGCTCCATATGAATTTAAATGGATTGACAATTTGGGAACACAAATGATAGAAGAAATAGAAATATCTGTAGGAGGACAAATATTAAATAAATATTCAGGAGATTATTTATTAGCAATGATACAAAGAGATTTTTCTGCTACTAAAAAAAAATTATATGATGAAATGAGTGGAAATGTGAGTGAATTAAATGATCCTGCGAATACATTAGGTCGAATTAATTTATATCCAAACGCGTATTATACCAATAATCCAATAGGACCCGAACCTTCTATTAGATCTAGAAAAATTTATATCCCAATGAATACATGGTTTACTCTGGCAGCTAAAATGGCATTTCCTTTAGTATCGTTACAATATAATGAATTGGAAATAAATGTTAGAATTCGACCTGTACAAGAATTATTTGTGATTCGTGATGTACTAGACCAAACAAATAATTTTCCATACATACAACCAAAATTTAATGAAGCAATATATCAATTTTATAGATTTTTACAACCACCCCCTGATATATCTTTAAATACAATTAGTGGTCCTAACGCATCTTACGTTGATAGAAGGACTGATTGGAATGCTGATGTTCATTTAGTGTCAACCTATGGGTTTTTATCAGAAGAAGAATCTAAATTATTTGCAAGCAATGAGCAAAAATATTTATTTAAATCTATATATAATTGGAAATATTACAATGTTACAGGTACACAAAAAGTAAAACTTGACAATACTATGGGTATGGTATCATCGTGGATGTGGACATTTCAGAGAAATGATATTAATTTAAGAAATGAGTGGAGTAATTATTCCAATTGGGCTTATAATAATGTAATGCCTGGAGATATAGTTCAAGCCGATGTTTCTGGTAGTTGGATATTGGATTGTGAAGACCCAATTACACAAACTGGTTTTGGACCGGGTTATGACCCGTCCGGTGGATTCTCTACAGGTTATTATATATCTGGAAATTATAATCCATCTAATGAAAAAAATATATTATTACGTCTAGGAATATTATTGGATGGAAAGTATAGAGAAAATGTCATGGATGCTGGTATTTATGAGTATTTAGAAAATTATAGATCTAGTAATGGAATGTCTAAAAATGGTTTATATACTTATAGTTTTGCCATAAATAATGATCCTTATGATTTTCAACCATCAGGTGCTATGAATATGAGTAAATTTTCTAATATAGAATTGGAATTTACTACTTGGCAACCTCAACTAAATGAAAATGCTCAATTTTATACAATATGTGATCCATCTGGTGTAGGAATAATCGGTGTGAATAAATCAAATTGGATGATATATGATTATAATTATGATTTAACAATTTATGAGGAACGGTATAATATACTAACATTTGTAGGCGGTAACTGTGGATTAATGTATGCTCGTTAATAATGATACTAAATACATTATTATTATTATAAACAGAATTTTATAATAATACTTTATTATTATCTTAGCATAGTTGTTCCTACTCCTGAAATACCTTGTTTGGAATTTTTGGATTCACCAGGATTATATTCGGTTTCACGATTTTAATTCATATTATTATTAATTTCAGGAGTGGTAGTATCATTTAGTTTACAATTAAGACCTTTATATGGGTCCACACTCCATCCTATATTTGCTGATAATACACCACAATCAGTATACATACCTGTAGCACTGGGTCTACATGGATAATCAACCGTAAATTTATATTTATTTGGATATTCAAATTCTTTTGTTGGTAATTCATTATTACCATTTTCACTATTAGGGAAATTACCCATATTGTCAGTATTTGAATTATTATCTGGACTAGGAATACTTGGTTTTAAATTGTTTATCATTTTTTCAGTATATCCATTACTTACGGTTATACTGTTTGCTTTTTTTAAATATTCTGAATCAAATGTACCAATTGGTTGTGAACCAGGTGGTTGAATAATATTATTAACATCTTTTGGAGTAAATGGCTCTTTATTTTTAATAAATAAACATTTTGAAAATCCATATTGTATATAAATTAAATAAATAAATGCTATACATACAAAAAACATAAATATTTTTTCCTCCATATAATAATAAAAAGATTATATTTATGAATAAATTAATATTATTAAATGTGTATAAATAAATGGTTTATTAATTATAAGTTGTATTTTCTGGAAAAAATTAAATATCTTCATTTATATGATGATAATAAAAATACTATAAATATTTATACTATTTAGTGTATATATTATATTTTTGTAATAATTTTATTATTAAATATATATATAAAATATATATATGAATTCTAGTGATAATATAGATAATATAGATAATATAGATACTACAGATACTACAGATACTACAGATTCTACAGATACTACAGATTCTACAGATTCTACAGATTCTACAGATTCTACTAAAAATAATTGGGGGAAATTTGCTAGTAAAACATTTCAATCATTTATACATGTATTATTAATTGGTTTATTAGGTGCAAATTTTGTATATTTTACACGAATAAATTTAGATTTATTTTTTCCAACAGACCCTCAACAAATACCATATACAAATGTTAGCAAATCTGGAAATAAAAATATAGGGGGGTGTGGTGTTCCTATTGATTTTACACAAAATAAATTATTTGAAAATAAATATTTTAGTAGAATGTTTAAATATGGATTTCCATATTCAATGGAAAGTAAAGAATACACATTTGGAGGAATTATATCAAATTGGTATGTTAATAAAATAAAATATTCATATATATGGCTTAGAACAACTATTCATGCTATTATAGGATTTTTAGGTTCAACATGTGCTATGCTTCCAGAATCTATGAAATCAATTGTTCCTTTTATTGTAGGACCAATAGCTTATATGTTAATAATATTATTGGCAATGTTATGGTGGTTACCAACATTAGTAAGTATGTTTTTGAATGAAAATCAAGAATGGGGAATGGCTATAACAATTATAGGATTATTTTTTGGTTGGTCATGGTTTCTTCCATTTGTATTATCTTTAATTCAAGTATTAGGTGTTATATTTAGTTTTACTATTTTACCTCCATTATTAAATGGAAAACAAATAATGGAAATTATGGGAGAGAAATTTAATAGTTATTATTTAACATTACTATTTTCAATATTAGTTATTATGGCAGCTTTTTCAAATTTAGAACCAATTGTAGCTATTATTATGACATTAGTGTTCTTACCAAATATTATACCTCCTGGTATGAACCCTTTAAAAAAATCCGAATAAAATAATATAAAATAATATAATATAATATAATATAATATAAATAGTTTTTATTTATATTATAAAAATGGGTAATAAGAATAAGAATAAGAATAAGAATAAGAATAAGAATAAGAATAAGAATAAGAATAGTGAAATTGATAATGAAAAATATCCATTTGTAAGTGTTTGTACACCAACATTTAATCGTCGTCCATTTATTCAAGGTATGTTGAATTGTTTTAATCATCAAAATTATCCAAAAGAACGAATGGAATGGATAATAATAGATGATGGTACTGACAAAATAGAAGAATTGGTTAAAGAACATCCAAATGTTAAATATTTTAAATATGATGAAAAAATGACACTTGGTAAAAAGAGAAATTTATTACATGAAAAAAGTAAAGGTGATATACTCGTATATATGGATGATGATGATTATTATCCACCAGAACGTGTAACTCATGCTGTTGAAAAACTTCAAGAAAATGATGAAGTTTTATGTGCTGGTTCTAGTGAGTTATATATATACTTTAAACATATAAGTAAAATGTATCAATTTGGGCCTTATGGTCCGAAACATGCTACTGCTGGAACATTCGCATTTAAAAGAAAATTAATTGAAGAAAACAAATATGATGATGATGCGTGTTTAGCAGAAGAAAAATCATTTCTTAAAAATTATACAGTACCTTTTGTACAATTAGACCCTAAAAAAACAATTCTTGTATTTTCACATGAACATAATACAATTGATAAATGTAAATTATTAGATAATCCACATCCAAAACTTGTGAAAGAATCTACAAAAACAGTCGATTATTTTATTAAAGATAGTTATTTAAAAAAGTTTTATATGAATATTGATTCATTAATCAGTAATTATAATCCAGGTAAACCAATTATGAAACCAGATGTATTACAGCAAATGGTTAAAATTGAAGAAACTAGAAGAAAAAATGCTGAAAAAAATGCTGGTATTTCTAACGGACAACAAATAACGGTACAACAGAATGGAAAAGAACCAATTTCTTTAAATAATATTCAAGTAGTTGAATTAATGAAACAACATCAACAACAAATACAAAATCAAGCTAAACAATTAGAAGAATTAAAAAAAATGAATGAAACTCTTATACAAGAAAATAATAAATTAAAAACACTATTGGAAAATCAAAAAATATAAAATAATATAACTTGGGATTCATTTAATATTACTTATAATGTATATTACCAAAACATACATTATATTTATTACACCAATATTCTATTCACCTTCTAGATTAATATATTCATCAGTTTCATCATCCGAATTATCATAATTTTTATCAATATACCTATACATTCGATTAACATCTAATTTAGTTATCTCATAAGTATCGAATATTTCATATATATCTTCAATACTTTTTTCATTTCTCAAATCAAGAAAAAAAGCGAATAAATCTTTTTGGTCCATAAATAAGGTAGAACATAAATTTTGAATAAATAAATAATTATTATATTCAGTACTATATTTAGTTAATACTTTTGTAAATCTTACTTCAGATGGATTATAATTAGATTTATTTTCAAATGTTTCATGATATATTTTATTGTTATAGAATGTTTTAATAAGTGAACTCATTTCATTAAATTGCCAAATTTGTTTTTGAAATGTTATTCTATCTATATAATCAGAAAAACATATATTTTCTAAGATTTTATTATAAAAAGGAAATGATTTGTTAATCGGCATTTTCCCTAAAACATCAACTATATTTTCATGCCACAATAATCCAACAATAGTTCTATCAGTGTCATTCATAATAATATTATGTTTATTAATATCATAATTATTATTTATAAGATTTTGGGTAATTGTTTTACTATCATCGTTATATGTTTTAGATTGAAATATATCTTGAATAATTTCATTTTTAAGTAATATATTTTGTTTATTATAAATATTTATTATTGAGTTAAATTTTCTTAAATCTCCTTGAATATAATTTAATAAATTTTGTTTTATATTTGACTCGATTGATGGGACAACTTTATTAATAAGAGATTCTATTTGTGTATTAGTTGGACTTAATAATTCATAACTGTTACAGACTTTCATTAATTCTTTAATTTTTTTATCCATATGATAATTACCAATACATATTATTGGATTTAAAGTAATTTCTTCAAGTTTTTGTTTTTTTGTTTTTTTTGGTCGAATTAATTTAATTAATTGATTTATACCACCTTTGTCTCCATTATTCATACCATCAATTTCATCCATAACAATTGCTATTTTTTTAACATTTTTTTGTAACATAGATAATACATTTTTGTCTGACATATTATGTTTGGTTATTGTATCTATAATTGATTTATTTCTTATATCTCCAGCATCATATTTAATAATATCGTAGTTAATACTTTTTAAGATTCCTTCAATAAATATAGTTTTACCAGTTCCTGGATTACCATATAAATAAATACCTCGTTTAGTAGTTAAATTATTTTTATTTTTTTCAAAATTAATTATAATATTTTTAATATTCTCAGATAATTCATTTCTATTTAATTCATTATTAATATCAATTAATTCCATAATATACTTTAATATGTATTTAATTATATTATCTTTTTATATGTATTTATTAACTACAAATATTACTATTATTTGTAATACCATCCCATGTTAAATCACATTTTTTAGCCCATTTACTCTTATTACAACTGCCTGTAGAACCTTGCCAAAAATCTCCAGTAAAATCCATCTTTTTTTGACATGATTTATTTCCTAAATTTTTAATATTAACACACGATTGATTAGTTTGTGAATCACTATTCTCAATATCTCCACTAGAATTAGCAGTTTTTTCCATGTCTAACCAGTAATCCGGACATTGAGATACTGTAGCAGGAAATGAGACCTTATATTTATTATTATATAATACGGAAGCAATAAATATTAGTAATAATATAAATATTATAATTGCTATAGTTAATACTATTTTTTGAAAAATCATTATATATTTAATGAATATAATTTTTTCTATTTAATTAATATAATGAATTGTTCAAGTACAAATGGAAGAATAGATATTCTCGGCCCAAATAAAATGAATCAATTTGATTTATATGATAAAATACCAAAAAATGAATGTTCTAATTTTAGTGATGCTATGATTGGTAATTCTACAGATTCATCTTTATCATTGGCATATTTTAGTAAAAAAAATATACAAATTATCCAAAACGCAATTAGAAGTGGAGTTTATGAAGTATCAAATCAACAATACATTATTGATAATCAAAATTGTGATACTTTAAAAATTATTATGAGAAGTGTTTTTTTACAATCTGCTGTTAATCAACCTCATAATATAATCGGTCAAATTCAAGCATTAAATAATATAGTAGTTGAATATTGTGTTAAACAGTTATATAGTGAAGCACAAGCTTATATAAATTATAAACGTGATGTAAGTACAATGTATACCCCAATGGACCGTCCAGCTCAAGTAGATGTCGATGACAAAACTTTAGAATGGAAAACATGGTTTTAAAATTATATTTATTTAGTTTTAAGTTTACTTTTAGTCTTAATTTTAATATTATCATTAACATTTTTTATTTTACTGGATACTGTTAATGTATGTAAATATTTTTGTAATTCTTCTAATTCCATTATCCACATATTTTCAATAGTTGTATTTTTTAATATTTCTAATTCATTTTCTTTATTTTCTTTTTCATTTAATAATTTTTTGGCATTTTCTTCACTAACACTATCCATTGGCATTTTTAATAAATATTTATAATCATTATCATTATCCATTACTTTATAATTTTTATTGGTTAACATTTCAATAATAACCTCCTTCTTTTTATTTCTTAAATCAACTGTTCCATTTAAATTTTCTTTGATATAAGAAACTTTATTACTTAATAGCATCATTTCTTTTTCCAAAAAACTTATTTGGTAATCTTTTCGTTTTTGATAATATTCTAATCGAATCGGAAAGTAACTATCGATTATTTCTCTCACATCGGAGTATTTTGTTAATGTTTCTTCATTATTAAATAGATGCATATTGTTAGTGCTTAATGTAGAATATAATTTCATTGTTTTTTCAAAATTATTATACATATTATTAGAATCTTTATTGCTGGTTTCATCTATAGATTCATTTAATATAATTTCAAAATCAACTACTGTATCAGTAGACATATCATTATAATCTTTAATAAATGATTTTTGTTTTTTATTTTTATCACCTTCTATTAGATTTTCAATATGTTGTTTAAAATCATCCGTCCAATAACCAATTGGTAATTCTGTTATTTTAATCTTTTTATCTGTTATTTTTTCATACACTCCTTTTACAATATATTTTTTATCATCTATTTTTTCACAACTTCCTTCAAAATTTTTATAAAATGGAGTTATTTCATTATTATTTTCACTCAATGTCAATTTTGATTTTAAAATCTCAATTAGTGTATCAATATTATATGATAAAATATCAGTACTAAATCCCGTTCCGATACCTTTTCCACCATTTACTAAAATCATAGGAATAATAGGAACATAATATCTTGGTTCAACTGGATAACCATCATCTTCAAGATATTCTAATACAGGGTCATCTTCTTTACGATATATATATCTAGTAACTTTATTTAACTGTGTGAAAATATATCTCTCACTTGCCGAATCCTTTCCTCCTTGAAGTCTTGTTCCAAATTGACCATTTGGCATAAGAAGATTAATATTATTACTACCAACATAATCTTGGGCCATTCCTACAATTGCTCCATTTAAACTTGCTTCACCATGATGATATCCTGAGTGTTCTGAAACGTATCCACTAAATTGTGCAACCTTTATTTCAGTAGTTAAATTCTTTTTAAAAGCACTATATAAAATCTTTCTTAAACTTGTTTTAAGACCATCCATTAAATTTGGAATCGACCTTTCACAATCATATATTGAAAAGTGAATCAATTCTTTATTAATAAAATCTCTATGAGATACATTATTTGAATTGGTATCTAAATAACTATTTCTATCATAATTAGTTAACCATGATTTTCTCTCTTCACTTCTTTTTTTATTAAATATCATATCAATAATATTATCACTTGTATTTTCTTCGTGAATGAAATATACTATTTTTTTATTAGCAAAATATTCTTTGAATTCTTTTCCAGTACTCGTTCCCAATCCCTTATAATATTTAACATTCCATCCTGTTACATTATTTTCTTGTTTCCATAAATTATATTCACCTTCATAATAGAATAATTTTTCTTGTCCGTTTTTCTTAGCTTTTAAAATAGGTGTATTCATAAAACCCAAGAAATTATTAAGGGTGGATAATGAATTCCATTGGTCTTGAAATAAATTGAGTCCCAACCCCTTAATATGAGAACCATCCAGGTCCTGGTCTGTCATAAATAACACTGAATTATATCGCAAACATTTTTCAACACTTTCACTTGTATATTTTTTACCAGTTTCAAGACCTAATATTTGTTTAATTTCAATAATTTCTTTATTTTCATTAATTCTCTTCAATGTTTCACCTCTCACATTAAATATTTTTCCTTTCATAGGATATACTCCAATTGTATTTCTATCATCTTTGGTTAGTCCAGATACAATACCTGCCTTTGCTGAATCTCCTTCACATAAAATTAATGTACATTGGTTTGATTTGACAGTTCCAGCAAAATTAGCATCTATTAATTTATGAATACCTCTAATACTTTTACTTTTACTACCATCTGTTTTTTTTACAGCATTATTATCTTTTACATGAGTTAAAGCACATGCTGCATTCATAACCCCCATTTTCGCTATTTTTTCAATAAAACCATCACTCACATTACATGTTGAACCAAATTTTGGAATTGCTGTTCCTAGTTCATCTTTGGTCTGACTATTAAAAGATGGATTTTCAATATCACATCTCAAGAATAACATTAATTGTTCCTTTATAGTAGTTGGCTTTACATCTACTTTCTTTTTTGTTTTAATATAATTACACAATTTTCTAATAATTTGATTCATAATATACTCTACATGCTTACCTCCTCTTGATGTATAAATTCCATTCACAAAACTAATTTGTTGAAATTCGTCTTTTGGAGCCAAACATACCGCATATTCCCATCTACCATTATGACTTTCATATATTCTTTTTGTATCATTTTTATTACCTACATATAAATCAACATATTGTTCGAAATTTTTACAAGGTACTATCTCTCCATTATATTTTACTTTAATTCTTTTATCAGTAATTGCTGATATATCATACACACGTTTTTTAAATAAAGATAGCATATCTGGAGTTAAATTTTCAATACCCAATCTTTGATAATCGGGTTTAAAAGATACTCTAGTATATGGTTTATTTTTACATTTTGTTATAGATGGCTTACATATTTCAGTAAGATTCGTTTTAAATTCTTGAATATATTTTAATCCTCTTACATGATCGACGGTTTCTACTTTTCCCCATGTAGACCAAATTAGAACTAATTTAAATCCAAATCCATTTTTACCTCCTACAATTTTTTCTTTCTTTTTTTCATCATAATTAGTAGATGTTCTTAGATGTCCGAAAATCATTTCAGGAATCCATAATCCGTATTCAGGATGGTGTGCTACATCAATTCCATTTCCATCATTATACATATGAATTGTTCCGTCATCATCAATGTTAATTTCAATATTAGAAACAGGTAATGCGTTTTCTAGTTGAGAAGAAACAGCTTGTTCTTGTCTAATAACATGGTCTCTACAATTAACAATTCCTTCATCGAATAATTTATATAACCCTGGAATATATTGAAATCCTTTAGAAATTATTTTATTATCATCGTTATTGAAAATATAATCATCGTGGTCAGTATTTTCAATTGACCCAATATAAGTATCGGGTTTTTTCAATATATGTTCTCTGTCTGTTAGCTTTTGGTATTTTGAAAGTGTTGAATTGTTTTCCATATTAATTATTAATTAGATATATTAAATCATATATAAATATTTAAATAGTTTCAATTTTATTTATTTATTTATATATATTAATTAATATGTCATATACTAATAAATCAGGACCTATAAATATATGTAATTCACGATTTGCTAATTGTAACTTAAACAAAAAGACTCATTTTTCATCAGGAAATGTAATAATATATGGAGCACCAAGATATCAACGATTATCATATTTAATACAACAATCTAAATTTAGACATGGAGAAAAACCTGTATTTGTTAAACAACAATTAAATGCTTATGGAAGAACTCCTGGTGGACCAGGAGGATTCGGTGCATCACCATCAAATAAATTTTAATTATTATATAATGTAAAAGCAAAAATAATATATTTTTAGCGATAAAAATATATTAAGAGAGATATGTATTTTATTATATTAATTAATTATTATATAATAACCTATGAAGTAGTATGATAAAAATTTAATCTTATACAATTATAAATGGAAAAAGAAGCATTTGATAAAGAGGATGATTGTCAAACCAATAAAAAGTATGCTCCAAACACAAAAATAAAAACTGTTTATCCTATTATAAGTGATGAATTGTCATTTATGAAATTATTAAAGGATATTCCAAAAATAAATTCAATTAATGAACCAACGTCTTATCAAGAAATTGTAGATAAGAAATTAAATTCGGATGTTTACCGATTTTTATATGAAGAGTCTGTTGCTACAACTTTAAAATATATGTATAAAGAATTTAGTAATGGGATATATGTTTACATTAAAAATAATAAAGTGGACAAATTTTTACCATTTTATAATTTAGATTTTCGAAATAATTGGCACGATATGATTAAATTAGAAGATAAATATAACTCTACAAAGCAGTATTTTGCTGATAAAAATAAAATTTATCCTATAAATCAAAATGATATATCTCTTCTTGATAAAAGTAAATGGAGTGCTACAGATTGTTTATTATTTACGGAAGAAAGTAAAGGAACACCTTACTTAAATGATGCTTATTGGGTTGAATTAAAAAATATGATTGATGAAACATGTAAAAATAGAACAGTTCCAGATGTAATATTTTTTATAAATAAGAAAGATTTGCCTTTTTTAAAAAAAAATAGAACTCATCCATTTGAATCAATCGTCGGTAATAATCATAAACTTAATACAGATGAATATTATTATTTCTCTCCAATTTTATCACAATCGACGAGAGATGGATATGCGGATATACCAATACCATCTGCAGATGAATGGCAATCTATTACAAAGAAATATTTCTTAAATAAATGCTCAAATAGTTATTTAAATTATGACTCGGTACAGTGGGAAAATAAAATAAACACTGCTTTTTTTAGAGGAAGAGGAACCGGTTGCGATACTGACATTTTAAAAAATCCAAGATTACATATTACAAAACTTAATGATGAATGGAAAACAATCCCTTACTATAATGATTTAAATAGAATAGATGGAATACCTTTTTTAGATGCGGGTATAATAAGTTTTACACGAAAAAGTAAAGCAGTAGATGGTGTTGTAAAATATCAAAATCCAAAAGAATTGGACGAAAATGGTGTAAAACTTGTAGATTTTGTTGATCATGAAGGACAATCTAAGTATAAATATCTTTTATATATCGAAGGAAATTCAGCAGCATACAGATTAGCATGGATGTTAAATACGAATTCATTAGTATTAATGGTAGAATCAAAATACAAGCTATGGTTTGAACATTTATTAATTCCATATAAGCATTATGTTCCAGTAAAACATGATTTAAGTGATTTAGCAATAACAATTCAATGGTGTAAATCAAATGATGAAACATGTAAAAAGATTTCAGAAAATGCTATTGAGTTTTGTAAAACATATTTGACTGAAACAAATGTATATGATTACATGCAAAACTTATTTATTAAAATAGCTAATAAACAATTCTCATCTGATGAAATTTATAAAAAATATAATGTTTATAAACAAGACAGACTTGTTATGGAAAGAACAAAACTCAATATTACATGGAATGAAACTAATGTAAAAAAGACAGCATTGATAATTCCATTTAGAGATAATTTGGAACAAAATAGAACAAAACATTTAGTTAAGTTTATAGATTTTTGGAAATCTAAAATAGATATGTTAAATGGAAATGAAATCAAAATATTTATAGCAGAACAAACAGATGATAACATGAAATTTAATAGAGGTCAATTGTGTAATTTAGGATTTAAATTAGCAGATAAAGAAGGTTTTGAAAATATAATAGTTCATGATGTCGATTTGATACCATCTGATAATTTATTACCTTATTATTTTTATACATCAGAATATCCGATTCATTTAGGACATGTAAATCCAAAATATCAATTTTTTACTTATTTTGGAGGAGTAACTGGATTTTCTAAACAATTATTTTTAAAATTTAATGGTTTTCCAAATCAACTATGGGGATGGGGAGGTGAAGATGATATTACATATAATAGATGTACAAATCTTGCTGATATTAAAACAATGGAAATTCCAGATAAAGGGTCTTATAAAGAATTTTATCACCCTGATACTTCAAATACCGATTCAAGTATGGGTTCATTAATTAAGAAAAAATTAATTTTAGATGATTTAGAAAATGGTGGTAAAGATGGTTTGTCAAATTTAAAATTACCAGAACAACTAAAAATAGATAAAGTTAATGATTTTACAGTAAAATGTAGTTTTACATTAAAGATTGAAGTATAGTTAATTCATAATTATTTTATTTAGACAATTATGAATTTAAATATTTAATTAATATTGTTTTTTTGTTTATTTTCTCTCTATGTTTTTATTGCGTATCCTTAAAAATTATTTTTATTTTCTCTATAGAATTTATAATGGTAAAAAGACACGACAAAGGACATGATGGTAAATATCACATTGGTAGCCATATTTATGAAAATTTAGAGGGTTCTAGAGCTCAAGTTATGCATGGAAGTGCTTATAAAACAGCTGGTAACCTAAAAAAGGTTGACTTAAAAATGCATAATGGTCGTATTGTTTCAAAGAAGAAGAGTGAACTTGCTAAGACTCAAAAACATTTGAAGGGTCATCTTCAACCTAAGGGAAGTGGTGTATTTGGTGTTCATAACACAAAGAAGCATAAAAAATCCAAGAAAGGTTCTCGTAAACACAAAAATGGTGGTTGGTAATTATTTTTATAACTTTTTATAACTTTTTATAACTTTTTATAACTTTTTTATAAATTTATACCTTGAATATTTTCAAATGATTTAACTTTTATAAAGGTTTCTTCAATCAGATTTAATTGTGATTCTTCTTTTATAAATTTTTCAAAATATCTTTTACTTACTGTAAATTTATTTTTATTTCCACAATATAATTGATACATTTCCGTAATATTAATTTCATCATTATATGTTTCATTAGTTGGATTATTTTTCTTATACTGATTTAACCAATTAATAATATCTTCTTTTTTATTCCATATATTACATTTTGTATTTAATAAATATTTATCATCCTCAATAAATACGTCTGATTGATAATGTTTTATTAAGTCTAATATATTATTTTCATTGATATTAATTTTCGTATAGTGTGTAAATAGTGAACACAATTCATCTATTTCAAGTTCTTCACTAATATCGTTAGTTATTTCAATGGTTTCATTCCAAAATTTAATAAATTTACTAACTGTTGGTAATAACTTACTCGTACAGTCTAAAAAAACGTCTTTTTCTTGGTCATACTTTAAATGTTCAATTAACTTAGTTTTTAATGTTGTAGTAAAAAACATATTTTGAAATCTTTCTCCATCTATAAATTTTTTCCAAAGAAATTGCATATTTTTCCAACTAATAGAGCACCCTACACTAGTTTCTACAACACTATTAGTAAAATGATTAATTATATTATTAACATTATTATTTTTTAAATATAATGCATATTTTGTCAAACTTTCATCTTTACATTTTTTTAATAAGAAATTGTCTGCGTTTTCATATCTTGTTGAATAATAAGCGGAAACACAAAATAAATCTAAAGCATCATTTTCTTTAACATATGAATTCCAATTTTCAATATTCATAAATTCCCATAAATCTACAAATCTACAGTCTTTAAAAGAATGTTCATAATATTTAACCTTGAATATATTTGATAAATTTGGAGTTCCAAATAACATACATGATAAATTAGATAATGCTTTTATAAATGGTTTTGTCTTTGGATGTAAAAAATATATATTATTACATTTTTTTAATAAAATATCACCCAATATGGTTAAAAAATACTTGGCCTTTTCTTTTGTATCACAAATAGACGGAAATAGTCGATTAATAACATTTTGAATCGTATGTGATTCAGGAATACATGAAAATATATCACGCTCCTTTATTTTTTTAAGAATGATTACTTTTATTTTTTGTTTCCAATCCATTAGTGTTTTATTTGAACTTATAGAAGTTAATATATTATGTTGTATATCATCTTCTTTAACTAATGAAAAATTTTTATCATTATATTCAAAAAATAATTCAGATGTTGTATGATAATAAAATTTGTTATTATATAAAAAATTTTTAATAAATTGTTCAGATTCATTTTCTAACATATTTTTTCTTTTTTCACGTTCTATAATCGTATTATAGGTATTTTCTAACATTTCAGGTAAATTATTTATACAATTTATCATTCTTGTTAATATTACGTTATTTTTTTCATATTTATCAAATTCATTAGATATTATTTCTAATAATTTTTCTTTTTTAATTGTAATACCATTCATTTTTATAATATATTATAATATATCATATTAAATCATTTTAAATCATTTTTATAATATATTATATGTTAATACCTCTTACTATGTTTGTTTTTTAGACTTTGTTTTTTAGACTTTGTTTTTTAGACTTTGTTTTTTATTTTCTCTCTTAGGCTTTTTTGTTTTGGATAATTTAATTGGTTTATCTAATGATTTAAAATATGTCCATGGTTGTGAAGGTCTGTCATGTAAATATGGTTCAAACCTTTTCCATTGAATATGTTTCTTCATAAAATCTTTAACATGAAAAGGTGTTCCACAACTTGACCCCCATCTCCCATAAAATCCCATTTTTTTACAAGCATGTGAATCAACTACACATCCATCTACTGCTCCTCTTGGTTGATACGGTTTTGGTCTATCTGATTGACTCATAAATGCTCTATTATCCAACTCATAATGAGAACATACTGTTCTAGAACAAAGATTTATTTTATTTAAATATACATCATAATGGTCCGCTATAATTTGTTTACTAATTTCAATATTGATTTTTCCTTTATGTTCTTCCATTAATTGTTCTAGCCTAACCTTTCTCGCACCTTGATGTCTTCTAATATCATCAAAACCAGTATTAACACATTCTAATTTTCTTATTCTTGGATCGTATGGAGCATTAAATCCAATAAAATAACCATTCTTTTTTCTCTCTACATTTACAAATTCTAATCCCAATTCAATTCTCATTATTTCATTATTTTTAGTATCACCAATTAACCATGAATTCGCATAATCACCCGAATTTCTTTTTTTTAAAAAATCTACATAATCATCTAAAGTATTCGCATATTGCATACAATTTCTAATTCTTACAGTTATCGGATCTTCATTTTTAAAAGAAATAAATCCACCTATTGTTGTTTCTGTTCCGATAAATCCTTTGCTATTAATAAAAAAATCTGTTTGACTAGATATATATCCTGGAGCTCCTTGAAATAATATTCTATGTCCTTTATTTGGATTAATATCAATTATATTATTAAAATATTGACCTTCTATAAAATTATCAAAAGAATTATGCGCACAACATATTTTTCCATCATGTGTATAATCACCTAATGCTATGAATGCCGAACATCTGTCTTTCGACCCCCCTTCCATTGAACCAATTGATGGGATACTTTTTAGTAAATGTCCATATTTTTCTTTAATAGCTGGTATATAATCTAAAAATACTGATATCTTTGGCATAGCATAATCCAATGAAGCGTAATTATTCCACAATATTAATTCATCTAAATCTACATTTGCTCCTTTTGATATACCTTTCAATTCCTCAAAAAATTCAGGAAAATTTTCTTCTATTGGTTTTTTAAAAATAAAATTACTTAGTTCTATAAAAAAATCTATTTTTAAACCATGAACATCATACAAATTCCATTTCATCATTTTTAATGCATCTTTAATTTCTTCTTTTAATAATGTTCCATGTGCTATTCCACGTTCTGTAGCATTACCTTTTATTGATATATAATTCCAACCATTCTTTTTAATTTTAAATCCATTTTTTATTTTCATATTACTTACTTATAAAATGTATTAATATTTTTTAATTTAATTCCTAAACAAGATAAAATACTATATAATATTTTTTAATGTAAAAATTATATTTAAATATAAACGCATAAGCATTTAAAGATTTATAAATAGAAAATATATATAATATGTCTTCTTTTGATTCTAATAACAATAATAATGTTTTAACAATTAAAACAATTCAAATCGCGCCATTTAGAACTCTAATGACAGCTTTAAAAGATATTTTATTAGAAACTAATATTACCTTTAAAAAAGATGGTATTAGAATTATTAATATGGATAAATCACATACTATGTTGGCACATTTATTCTTAGAAGCTGAAAATTTTGAACATTATGAATGCAATAAAGAAAAAATTATTGTTGGAGTTAATATGTTTCATTTATTTAAGTTAATTAATTCAATTGACAATGATGATACATTAACTATTTATATTGAAAATAATGATTATGTAGATGGTATTGTTACTTATCTTGGTCTTAAATTTGAAAATGGTGATATTAAACAATGTAAAACTCAAAAATTAAGATTAATTGAACCAGATACGGATGAATTTGAAGAACCTTATGTTTCTTTTTCTTCGGTTATTAATTTACCATCATCTGATTTTCAAAAAATTATTAGAGATTTATCTTGTATTTCTGAAAGATTAGAAATTAAATCTATTGGTAATGAATTGATTTTTAAATGTGATGGACAATTTGCAACAGCTGAAGTTAAAAGAGAAGAATCTAATGGAGGTATGGAATTTATAAAAAAACAAGATTCTAATAAGATTATTCAAGGAGAGTTCTCTTTAAAGAATTTGGGTTATTTTATTAAATGTACTAATTTATGTAGTCAAATTGAAATGTATTTAGAAAATGATTTACCATTAGTTGTTAAATATTATGTTGCTAGTTTAGGAACGATTAAATTATTATTAAGTCCGCTACCATGTAAACATAATGATTAATATGATAATTGATATTTTATGTTACTAAAAATTATAATAAAAAATAATGTTATATTTGTTATTATATCTATTTACATTTTTACACATTTTATTAATATTCAGGAGCATGTTTCTTAAATAGACATCCATGTGATGTTATTCCACTACTTGAACTAATTTTACTGGCATCTTGATAATCACAATTATTTAACCATATTTTTATTATACAAAATGTTTTCTTAGGAGATATTGTTATACCATTTATTGATTCTTGTAATTTTGTATTTGTTGAAAGACTCTCTCCAACTAATGAATAGGATAACTTTTTCCAACATTCAATTACGTTTTTATTCACTACCTTATATGAAAAACAACCTCCTTTTCTATTTTTTGGATCTTCCCATAATGGTGTAATTCCTTTACGCATTATAAACAACATACAATTTGTAACTAATCTTGGGGGAATTGTTTCACATATTGCTACAATATCTTCTACATTTTTACAACTATATATATTTTTATAACTATTTAAAGACCAGTCTGTATCATGTGGCAAATGTGCCCAAATTCCCCATTCATCGTTTAAAGAATGTTTTTGCATAGTTGAATTATTATTATGGGATTCCTCCATTATAATATTAGCTATCAATTTTTTTTTAAATATATTTAAATTAATATAAATATTAATTCAAATATTTATATTTATATTATTATACAATTTTCATTCTAAAGTTTGTTATTTTTCTTCAATTATCATAGATACAGATACGGTATTATCTACTTCATCATTACATATTTTATTATAATCAGAACATGATATAATTTTATTATTATTAAATTTTATAAAAAATGGACTAGTTAATTCCGAACTACTTATGTCTTGTAACATATAATATATCTTATAATTATTTGTTAAATGTATTTTATAATGTTTATTCATATACCATTTAAAAAAAACATGATCTAATATATTTTCTCTAATTAAAAAATTATATGGTTCTTTTAAATTTATATCATATTTAACTGTATTGAATGTTAATTCGAAAACCATAAAATTAATATTTGATTTAATAATATTTGATAAATTATATTTGTTTAAATCTATACTATGACTAATCATTGTGTAATTTTTTTTTGAATCATTATTGCTATAATTCGTATAAAATAATAAATCAAAATCACCACTATCTATTAAATATAATGATTCTTTATTTTTAAAATATTTGATTTCTTCACTGTTTTTTATTAATAAAAACGGATTTTTAAAATAATCATCCGTAATTAAATGAAATAACGGTAATATTTGTTTATTATAACACTCGTTTGATAAGGTTACTATCTGACAATATTTCCACCCTATATCACATAATATATCTTGTGAATACATAGTTACTTTATTAATTTTACTATTATATGAAATTAATACGTAATTATATTCATTATTGGTAATAAAACATACATTAGATAATACAATATAAATTAAGTTTGTGTATATAATATATAATAAATTGCTTAATTTTTCTAGTAAAATAAATAATAAATTCATCATTATAACTTTATTATTTATATATTTAAACTATTATTTGTAAATATTTTAATTATAATTATTAATATCTTCTGGTGTACCGCTAGTATAATCACTTGGGTCATATTCTTCATTATTATTTGTAGTATCAACATTATTATTTGATGGGTTTTTTACTATTACAGTATTACTTGTTTGAACATTTGTAGATGTATCTGGATTTGTTACATTATAATCTATTTTATCTGATGATGGTGATAGTCCAAATACAAACAATAATACAGCTGTTATATAAGTCATTAATATAAATGGAATAAATACTATTATCCATGAAATTATACTTAATCCTTTTTTACAAAGAATATTTAAAATTAATGTAAAAATTATCATAACAATTGTCTTAAAGAAAGCTGTATTATAAAATCCTTTAAATGTATCAATAATTATTTGTGTTAATGAAAATCCTAAATATAAAATAGCAGGAGGACATAAACTATCAATCATTTATATTATAACGTCATAAAAATATTTAAAATAATGTTGCTTCTCCATTTTCAATTTTACCACATTTATCCCCTAATTCTTCATCTTCATATTTATATATATTACCATTTTCTTCATCATCACAACAATATGTTACTCCACCAATATCTATTTCAATAAATTCCTCTTCTTCCTCTTCCTCTTCCTCTTCTTCTTCCTCTTCCTCTTCCTCTACTTCTTCTTCCTCTTCATCTTCATCTTCCTCTTCCTCTTCCTCTACTTCTTCTTCCTCTTCATCTTCCTCTTCCTCTTCCTCTACTTCTTCTTCCTCTTCATCTTCCTCTTCCTCTTCCTCTTCCTCTACTTCCTCTACTTCCTCTTCTTCTTCTTCCTCTTCCTCTACTTCTTCTTCCTCTTCCTCTACTTCCTCTTCCTCTACTTCCTCTTCTTCTTCTTCCTCTTCCTCTACTTCTTCTTCCTCTTCTTCTTCTTCCTCTTCCTCTACTTCTTCTTCCTCTTCTTCTTCTTCCTCCTCTTCTTCCTCTTCTTCTTCCTCCTCTTCCTCTTCTTCTTCCTCTTCTTCTTCCTCTTCTTCTTCTTCTTCTTCCTCTTCCTCCTCTTCCTCTTCTTCTTCTTCTTCCTCTTCTTCTTTCATAGTTTCATTTATATCATTAATTAAAGATTTAATTTCGTTTTGAATATTTTTATTTTCAGTAATAATATTTTTATTTTCAGTAATAATATTTTTATTTTCAGTAATAATATTTTTAGTTTCCTTTTCTGTAATAGTTAATTGGATTGCGTTTAATGAATTAGAATTACATTTATCATGTAAGTTATCAATAATAATATTTTGTTGTTTAATTTGTTCATTAAGATCATTAATTATTGTCATATTAGATAATTTATTAACTGTTTCGCGTAATGTGTTAATTTCTATACGAAGCACATTAATATGTGAATTAGTATGATTCATGTCTTTAATATAGTCATTCTTAACTGATACTAAATTACTACTTTCTGATGATAAATTTTGTTTTATTTTTAGTTGTTCACTATACATTTGTTTAATTATAGGTATATTACATATATGATCGTGGGTTTCTTTATAAACATTACATGTAGACATTATATTATTAATAACACTTCCAACATGTTTATCAATGGATTCAGATATATCTGTTTTTAAAACGGATAAATCAATTTCTGTTTTGGAATTAGATGTATAATTACTAGTTGACATACTATTAATATAATAATTAATGTATTTAATATATTTTGTTATATATTTAAGATAAATTAATATATAAAAAATAATAGATTATTATACTATATGTCTGAAGTAAAAATGAGCATTGACGAAAAGAATACAAATAATACAATTATTGATTCATCTGATAATATTAATAATGTATCTTTATGTGAAACAAATAAGTTAAATTTGGAAAAATATAATTATATAAAACAAGAAAAATTAAAACAAATAAATAAGATAAAAGAAGAATCAGTACATATGATATGTAGACAAAGTGAATTATCATATGAAGACGCTAAAATAGAATTAGAAAAATATAATTATAATTATATGGATGTATTAAATAATTATCATAATATTAATAATAAAAAAAATGAAAAAAATGAAAAAAATGAAAAAAATGAAAAAAATGAAAAAAATGAAAAAAATAAAAGTATTAATCAAAATATTTATAGCGAAATAAGAAATTTTATGGATACAGGATCTAAAACTGTTAGAATGAATAATGAACGAAATGAAATATTAAAAAAAAGTAATTAAAAAAATATTATCGAATATAAAAATTAAAAACTACAATATATGATTTATTTTTTTGATAAATTTAAACTATCTATAATAGTAGTATTTTTATTATCATTTTTTCGTTTAATTTTATATGTTGTATTATTTGGAATTGTCCTTTGATTTAATATAAAATCAGAATTATCCTCATATAATTCTGGAAAAACATGCGTAAGTGGTTTATCCACAACAATTAACATTTGTTCATTTTTAGATAAATCTCTATATTCTTTAATAGATAAAGAACCATAATATTTATCTAATAAATAATAAGGATTTGGAGCAGGTTTAATATTTTTAGTATAGTTATAAATTTTACCATATATATGATTTAATAATTGATATCTTTCAAATTTAATAGATGAATCTATTTTTTCATTTAATAAATAAGCGGTAGAGCATTCAGGGCTACAAAAACACCCATATACTTGGTAATTACTTTTAAATTCATGTTGAGGTATAAATATAGGAGGATTCTCAAAATCATATGTACACCAAAAACACGAAGACCGTTTATCACAAATATTATTTTTGTGTAAATTGATTTTAAGTTGATTTATTTTTGTCCATAATTCATTTTTTACTTCTTTATTATCAGATTGAATATTTTCTACTATATTACAATTATTATCACATTCATTATTGGTAGAATTTATTAAAAGATTATTATTTTTATCATAATTAAAACTGTTAATAACTGATTCTTTTGAATTATTAGAATCATGATAAATTAAAGAATATTTATTATCTTGATACTCTTCAGCAAGGTCTTTACTAGAACATTTTAAATGTAAAATGATATTTGGTTCATTATCTATTATATCTAATGAAACAGAATTTTGTTGAATAATTTTACCACCTTTTGGTTTTCTCCCTCTTTTTTTAGGTGGTGGTTTAATAGTTATAACATCATCATTATTACTTTCTTTATTAATTAATGCCAATTCTGAAAGTTTCTTTCTACCTCTTTTTTTTTTTTCTATAATAGGAGCATCCATTATTATTATATTAATAATCAGTAACAATTTAAATGGTTTTAAAATAATATTAAAAAAATTGATAAACATTTGATGAATAATAAAATTATGTGATTATATAATTTACACATTTTTTTTATTATTTATAAATAAATAACATTCTCTACAAACTGGTTGATAATCATTATTACTTCCAACTAACACTTGATTTATAGAATCAGATATCCTTAAACTAAATATTCCTTTACTTTTACATTTATAACAAATTGATTTTAATTTATGTACATTATCACAATATGGTATTAAATCTAATATATTTCCAAATTTCTGTCTTTTAAAATCTCCATCTAACCCAAATACATAAACAATTTTTTTATGTGATTCTACTATATTAACAACCTCTAATATATCTTCAAAAAACTGTGCTTCATCAATTAATATAACACATGAATTAATGAATGATTTTAAACTATAAATATCTTTTAATTTTGATAATTTTTCACAAGGAATTTTAATATTATCATGTGTTGATAAATAATTTTCATCATATCTATTTTCTAATGAATGTGTAATAACTAATGATGTAACATCTGATGTATTAAGTGTTTTAAATATTTTTATAATTTCACTAGATTTACCAGCATACATAGAACCAATATACACATTTAATTCAGGTTTATTCATCTGTAATTTATTAATAGTATAATATTTAAATTAATATAACGTATAAAATATAATATATAATATAAATTAATAATTATAATAATTCAATTTTATTTAAATAGATTATTATAATTATAATAATGAATACTTTTACACCATGGGTTGAAAAATACAGACCTACTAAATTTGATGATATTGTATTAGACCCATTAAATAAAGAATTGTTAGAAAATATAATAAAAACAGGAAATTTTCCAAATTTATTATTTTATGGACCTCCAGGAACCGGAAAAACTACAAGTATAATAAATTTAATTAATTCATATCAATCAAATAATAAAAATTTAATGATTCATTTAAATGCTTCCGATGAACGTGGTATTGATATTATAAGAAATCAGATAAATAATTTTGTTAATTCTAAAAGTTTATTTAATGATGGTATGAAATTTATAATATTAGATGAAGTAGATTATATGACAAAAAATGCTCAAATAGCACTAAGATATTTATTACAAAACTATAACCCACGTGTTAGGTTTTGTTTAATATGTAACTATATAAGTAGAATAGATGAAGCATTACAATATGAATTTGTACGATTAAGGTTTAACCAATTACCAGAAAAAGAAATAATAAATTTTTTAAATATAATTAATATAAATGAAAAATTAAATTATAATTCAGATACAATACATTTAATTCAACAATTATTTAATTCTGATATACGAAGTATGATTAATTATATGCAATCTAACGAACAAATAATATATAATAAAAAAATAATTCAAGAAGATTTATGGGAAAAAATATCACTTAATATTAAAAATAAAAATTTAAATGAAAATTTAAAATATATATCAACAATAAGTAATGAATATAATATAGAGAAAAAAAATATAATAAAAAATTATTTAAATTATTTAATTAGAAATAAAAAATATATAATAAATAGTGAATTTTTATCTTTTATAGAAAATATAATACATATATCCGATTTAAATATTAGTTATATGTTACCTTATACTATTTTACAATTGAATATTTATTTAAAATAATATATAATATATAATAATATTATCTTATATATTATGGTATGGTTTATAAGTGTTACATGTTATAGTTGACATTAATTGTAATTATTTATCAAAACAAAAGAAAATTTCATTATCACTCGATGAGTAATAACTATCCATTCGTTTCATAAGTTTATCCATAAAGCTATTTGGTGGTGACATCAAATTTGGATCATTTAAAATATGATTAATACTTAATTCTTTACAGTTCTCTTGAGATGTAGTTTTTTTAATTGGGAATGGTTTTGAAATTACTCTTTCATGTATGTAGTCCATGATTTAGTATATATAAAGAAAATAATTGATTTATTTAAATAAGTTTAAATATATTTAAATAAAGTAATATAGATAAATAATGTCAAACATAGACGATGAATGGGAAAACTTTTTACAAGATGATACAAGTGAAGATATAGAAAATATAACAGACTTATTTAATAATATAGATATTAATAGAACATTCGTAAATAATGTAGAGTCAAATGATATAAAATATATTCCTAAATGTTCTGAACTATATATATCTACAAAAACAAAAATATCATATATAAATAAAGAAATTGATATTGTAAGAACATTTTGGGAAATTCCAGTTGTAAATTATAGTTCACCTATAGATTGTGTAATAAAAAAACAAATTAAATTACAATCTAAATGTAAAGAAGATGTAGATATAATATATAATAAATTAAATGATGTAAAATATTATCAAGAATATATTATTCAACACATTGAAAACCCAGAAGGACAAATAAAATATAAAGACCAGCGAAAAATAACTATAGGAATTTCAAAAAAAGATATTCTTAGTTATCGTAGTAAACAAAAAAAAGCATTCTTTAATTGTTTTGTAATTATTATGAGAATATTGTATAATAATGAATTTAAAGAAATGCATATTAAAGTGTTTAATACTGGAAAAATAGAAATTCCAGGAATTCAAAAGGATGATTTATTATATAAAATATTAGATTTTCTAGTTATTATATTAAAGCCGTATGTAGGGGATGATTTAAAATATATAAATGAAAAAAATGAAACAGTATTAATAAACTCAAATTTTAATTGTGGATATTTTATTGAGAGAGATAAATTATACGAAATCTTAAAATATAATTATAGAATTAATAGTAATTATGACCCTTGTTCTTATCCTGGTATTCAATGTAAATTTTATTATGATAATTTATTATCACCGGATGATATTCAAAATGGTCAACAACCAAAACATAAAAATTATCAAAAAATATCATTCATGGTATTTAGAACTGGTAGTGTGTTAATTGTCGGAAAATGTAACGAAACTGTATTACATGTAATATATAGATTTGTTAGAAACATATTGGAAAATGAATATGTAAACATACATTCATCATCTGATAATAGTGATAAAAATAATAATAATAAAGACCGAAAGAAAAAAATTAGAAAAAAAATAATATTGATTGGTGGTTAGTTGTTTAGATAATTAAATAATTTACATATAGAATAATTTTTTAATATTATAGTATTATCGTCATTATCGTCATTATCTAATTTTTTTTTAATATTATCATTATTTATATTATTTTTATACCCTTTTTTAATTGCATATGCTATTAGATTAAAATAATTATTATGTATATACTCTTTATCATACACATTATTAATATTATCAACAAATGTACTATATTCATTTAATTTATTTTTAATAACATCTGTATTATTTTTAAATATATCTTGTATTTCCATTAAACATTCTACAATTTTATAAAAATTATTATACGTTATATTTTGAAATTTCATTAATTTATTAGAATTAGATAGGTCAATATTAAAATCAGAATTCTCTATAGTTTTGAATAACATTTTATTATATAATTCAATGTATAATTGTAATATAGTCATTGTCTTTTTATTATTATCACATTGATGATATGATTTTCTAAACTCATCATTTATTTCAAAAATAGTTTTTTTATAAATAAACAATGATGCGTCATTAATAGTCAAATTTAAAAAACCATGATTATCATCATCAATTTGACTAATAAATTCAATAAAATATAAAATAGATTTTTGTGTGGTATATAGAGTAATATCTAAGTTATTTGTGTATAACAACACTAAATTATAAACATAATTTATGTTCTTAATACCTTTAATTAATATCTCTTTATAATAATTATTTTTTTTTATATTGATTCTATTAATAATACATTCTATTAATTCATGGATTAATCCTACATATTTTATAAAAAGTATATATTCGTTAAATTCTAAATCTTTATTATAATTTTCAATATCATTTAAATTATTATTTTTCATTAGTATTAAAAAATATTTTAATATTGGATTTTATTCTAATTATTAAATTAATAATATATTTATACTAAATAAGTATTTAAAGAAAAAACAATATTTTTTTATATATAATGAGTCAAGAAAATTACAGGTTACCCTCAGATAAATGTCTACAACACGCTTGGAAATTATCTATTGTAGAAGATAAAGATATTAAAGCTGATTATTGGACTGGATCACTTGATAAAAAAGTTATAATCGGAGTTAAAGCTAATCAAGAAAAATTATTAGTTAAAGGTGAAGATGAATATACTAGTCCTATTTCTAATATTTATAAAGTTGAACAAGAATACATTATTGTAACTGATAATTCAATTTATTTAGTATCATCTGATATTGATTCACAAAGAATTTCTTAAATAATTATTATATATTTTTATTATAAATATATAATATATTTGTCAGCTGCTGGACAAAGACGATTATTGTTTACTGGTAATGTTAAAACATCTAATAATAATAAATATAGACCTGGTTCTGGAGTTGGTAGTTTGTTTTATTCTACTACACATAATAATAATTATATAATAATTATTATATATATATATATATGGATAAATCCATTTATACAAGTGCATATTATTCATTATTCGTTCAATTTATAATTGGAATTATTTGTTTAGGTGGAATTTTTTTAAAACTTGATAATAATGATAAAATATTAAATGAAATTCTTATATTAGAAACAGTTGTTCAAAGTATTGAATTTATATTTTATATATGGTTGGTTTTTAATTTTTCTAATATCAGTACAAATGTTTCATTAATTAGATATATTGACTGGTTTATCACAACTCCAACCATGTTATTTAGTTTAATATGTTTTATGATTTACTATAATAATAAAAATAATAATATATCTACATCATCAATTAATATGAGAGATATTTACAATAATAATTATAATGTTATTAATAATATTGTTATATTTAATGCGATAATGTTAATAACTGGATTACTAGGCGAATTTAATATTATAAGTAAATATATCGGTTCTTTTATTGGAAGTATATTTTTATCGTTATCATTTTATTTAATATATATTAATTTTGTTGGTACTCATTTATTGAATAATATTTTATTTTGGTTCAATTATAATTTATGGTCATTATATGGTATCGCATATTTAATGTCATTTAATAATAAAAATATTACTTATAACATATTGGATGTATTTGCTAAAAATTTTAATGGATTAATGATTCTTGGATATATTTGTTTCATAATTTTTCAAAAATAAGATTACAACACGTCCATTGTTATTTTTATCGCATTAGGTTCATATCTAATTTTTAAAATATTTCTGTTATTTTATTAATCTGTTCATCTGTTATATGTTCTGGATATTTTACATTAAATTTTATACACAAATTACCCTTATTATTTTCTCGTTCCATTCCAAACCCAGGTATAGATTTTATTAATCCATCCCTCGTAGGTATTCTTGGTTCAGTGTTATATCGTAATTGCTTTCCACTTAAATGATTTATTATAAAATTAAATCCACATAATGATTCTTTTAATGAAATTTCTTTTTCCATATGTAAATTTAATCCATTTCGATTAAAAATTGATGAATTTTGAATATTAATTATAATCTTTACATCGCCTTTTAAATCATTTTTTAAAACATTTCCTTTTTCTCTCAATATTATTATTTCCTTATCATCTATTCCTTTCATTACCGGAATATATAATGTTTCATTTTCAACCTTTCTTATATCATCTTCAAATAACCATCTTTCAATAGTTATGGGAACATTATCTCCATTATATGCTTGTTCTAAAGATATTGTTAGATTTTTTATGATTGGAGTTGGTTTATTTAAAGCGTTTATATTTATCGGTTGTCCATTTCTAAACATTCTAATATTTTCTGGAATATTTCCTCCCATTGAATGAATTCCATTTGGCATTTGATTTCCAAAAATCATTTTAAAAATATCATTCATATCATTCATTCCTTGTGGAATTCCACCATTCATATATGTTCGTCCTATAAACGGATTATTTCTTGATATATCATATTCTTTTTTTTTATCAATGTCACCTAAAGTTTCATATGCTTCATTTATCTCTTGAAACTCTCCTGAACTCGAGTCTTTATTTCTATCAGGATGATGTATTAATGATAGTTTTCTATATGATTTTTTAATTTCATCTTGTGTTGCTTGTTCATTCAAATCTAATATTTTATAATAATCTTTCATTATTATTATATAATTACATTAACTTAAATATTTATTAACGAATATACATAATATGGATATACCATTTATATATAAATATAAACCTTTATTATTTAAAGATTTTGAAATAGACCAAAATATTATTACTATTTTAAATACACTTATTTCTATGAATAATTTAAATATATTATTTACTGGAAATTCTGGTTCTGGTAAAACATCTATTATTAATGCTTTAATTAAAGAATATTATAATAATATATCGTATGATAATAGTAATATATTAGTTATTAATAGTTTAAAAGACCAAGGCATACAATATTATAGAAATGAAGTCAAAACTTTCTGTCAAACACGTTCGTCAATACATAATAAAAAAAAAATTGTTGTTTTAGATGATATTGATAATATAAATGAACAAAGTCAACAAGTTTTTAGAAATTGTATCGATAAATATAGTAACAATGTTCATTTTATTTCATCATGCTCAAATATACAAAAAGTTATTGATAGTCTTCAATCTAGAAAAATTATAATTAAATTAAAAACATTACAATACGATAATCTTAAAAATATTTTATTTAAAATTAAAACAATTGAAAATATTAATATTGATAAAGAAGGAGAGAAATTTATTTTATCTCTATCAACTGGTTCTATACGAATTTTATTAAATTATTTAGAAAAACTTAAATTATTAAATAAAGATATTATTACATTTGAATTAGTTGAAAGTATATGTAGTAATATTAGTTTCTCTATTTTTAAAAAATATACACTATCGCTTATTAATAATAATATAAATGAATCTATTTCTATACTTTATGAATTATTTGACAAAGGCTATTCTGTAATGGATATTTATGATAATTATTTTATTTTTGTTAAAATGACTGATATTTTAAACGAAACTCAAAAATATGAAACTATTAAAATATTATGTAAATATATTTCTATATTCCATAATATTCATGAAGATGAAATTGAATTAGCATTATTCAGTAATAACTTATCAAAACTTATTTGTATCTAAATATTATTTATTTTTACACCCTTAATGTCTAAAATAATATAATTTATAGCGAATTAGTTAACAGCAAATATCTTGCTATAATCGTATTGCTAGTTAATACTTGTTCTGGATTAAGTCGTGCGAACCATTGTAAATTGCTTCGTATCAATAGTTTATCATATGGAATATAAACCCCAAATGCACATTTGGAAACAGAAAAATCATCATCATCACTTAGTAAATTATCTATTAATACGGGTTCATTATTGTCCGTTTTACATCCAAAATATTTGGCATCTAATGGCATTATTCTTTTTTCACGAACATTAGCGTAAAGCCATTTATCAGTTTCTCCTGTAAACTCTAATTCATTCGTATAATCGGCTGAAACAGTTCTTTCTAAGAAATTAATATATTTTTCCATTAATTCACAATCCTTTTTACATCCCATAATTTTATTATTTGGAAAGAAATCTTTGTATGTAGCAACATTACTATCACTTGGTAATTCACCACAAAACATACTTGTTGATGATAATCCTTTATTGTATAATATTTTTAAATTTTTAAGACATATAAATGATGATGGAATTGTCATACCACCATAGTAATATAACAATTTGGACATTGCTAATTCTCTTAAATGTGGTCTTAGTGGATTTGGTAAATTTGCTACTTTAGTGCTCCACCCAGGTATTATTTTGTTAAATGACCTGTCATCAATTAGACAAATATTAAATGAGTCACCACATTTATCGACTATAGATTTAATAGTTAAATTTTGATATGGTTGATTTAAACATTTTGAATTTCTTGAACCAAATGATGACCACTTTCTGGCATTAGTTTCAAAAGTAATATGTATCCATAATATTGGTTTATTTGTTCTGGCTAAAGTGGAATCATTTAATAAATATTTTTTAATTAACTCGTATTCATCCAGTTTTTCTTTTTTAGCTTCAGACTTTTTATAATCCTCAAACAAATATCCTAATACACATACTAATAATATAACAATTATATATTTTGCGTAATAATTCATGGTATATATAATACGTCTACAAATTTATTCTAAAAATATATTAAATAAAATTGATTTATTTATTTATTTATTTATTTAATATTATTATTATTATTATTATTGTTGTTAATAAATACATACAAATATAAATATGGGAAACATACCTTCTAATAAAATCGAACCAGATAATGAATATGATAAGATATTCGTTTTATGTTTAGATAAAATGGAAAAAGGTACACTTAATTATAATCCAGAAATTATGAATGCTTCTACTTCGATGAATATTAAATGTAATTATTGTAATTTGAATATACTGTATATATGTAAAAATAAATGGATGAATGATAAAATAAATAATAAATGTGATTCTTGTAATAATTTAAATGATACATATATCTATTCATATGTATAAATATATGTATTGTAAATATATCTAATCTAAATACCCAACGACATAACTATTAAATATTAACTATTAATTATTAATTCGTTTTAAATCAGACCAAAAATTATTATAATTTTCTCTCGCCTTTTCATCTTGATTTAATAATTTATACGCTCTTTGTATATTAATATCTTCTTCTGTTGTGTTTAATTGATTTAATTTATCCTGATGAGTTGAACCATTTATGATTTTTTCATTTTCTAAACTATCCTTAGTTCTTGCTCTATTTAATTCATCTACTGAATTATATTTTTTTCTATTATGATAATCTTCTTCAGTTACTGGTATAAGAGATTCTACATGTGCTTTTTTTAAATCTTCATATTGAAGAGAACCAAACATACTAGACCCATAGCTTTCTGGAGTATCTCTCAATAAATTAAACCCATTACTATCATTATTAAAATCTTCAAATTGTTTATGAATCACAATATCTCTCGATTCTTTCTTTTTATTTTGTATATATTCATTCATTTCTGAACTATTTGAAATGGTATCTGTTACAATGTCATCATCTGATTTTAACCAGTCACCATATCCGGTTTCTTCATCACTGTATTTTATTTTCATCTTTTCAAACGTTTCGTTAAACCATTTATTATAATCTGTTTGTTCCATAGAACTAATTTTTCCATCAATTAATATATTATGTTCATTATCCCATAAATCATCTTTATGATAGTCTGTATTTGTAGTCGAACTACTTTGTCTTAAACTATTTATTTTAAATAAATATTTATATGCTTGAGAGAAAAAAAGAAAATATTCTTTATCTAAACCAGATTTATCAGGATGTGTTTTTAATACTATTTTTTTTGCTTCCTTTAAATCTGATTCTTTAAAATGAAATGGTAAATTAAATAAATTTAATAAATCATTTAATTCATAGTTATGTATATTTAAATCTAAATTCTCCATTTAAATATATAATATGTTTTTTTTTAAATTGTTTGTTTTACTTTAGTTTTTTACATCTTTCAAAAAAATGTTTTATTTCATTTAATTCAGTACCAGATATACTTTCATCAGGTGCAAAACTAGTTGTTCCTTTTTTATATGCCATCATTGTTGGTATTCCTTTCATCATTTTTTTTGTTTTCATAAAGGCAAATAAGTCAAAACAATCATCTACATCTACTTCATAACAATGAATCTTATCGGAACATATATTTTCAAAATGTGTATCAATAATTGGTTTTATTTTTTTACAAGGAGAACACCAATCTGCTGTAAATTTAAAAATTAAAACTCCAGGATTATATTCTAGTAGATTTAAAAACACTTTTCTATCACCTTCAAATATTATTGCCATTATACTATTCAATATTTTCTTTTTAAATAAAATTGATTATATTATTTTAATAAGTACAATATAAATATAAATAGTATAAATAATTATATAATAAAAATAATGTTAGCACTAAACTCTTTAAAATTATTTCATGTTAATGTTATACATCAAATGTATAAACATATTAGTATTTATAAACATGGTCAAAAATATATAAAAAATAGACCAATTAAACAATTGGCTTATCCAAATAATGTATTTCAGACAACTCAATTGACCAAATTATTTAGTCAATTTAACAATATTAATAAAACGATGAGAGAAAATATTATTAAATTACAATGTAATAAGGAAAAACTAAATGTTAGTGTTTTTACAAAATCAAACGTTAAGATACGTATTCCATGTACAACTTTATCTGGTAAAATTGAAAATTATAAAATTATAGATGAGATATTATATAATTATTATACTTATAACAATATGAATGAAATATGTTTATCTGATACTTACGGAACAATTGATTTTACAAATTTTAAAATTATTATAGATTATTTAATAAAATTAAAAATAGATTTTGATAGAATCGCATTAGAATTACATATATTTAACAGTATAGATAACACTAAAAATGTAAAAAATATTATATTATATGCCACAAAGAATGGTATTCATAAAATTAATATTTATAATATGTCTGATACAGAATATTCAAATGTGTAAATAAAATATAACATAATCATATAATCTATCCAAATCTCTATAATAAAAATTTTAGAATTGTTATTATAGTTGTTTCAAAATCAGCGTTTTAAATATGTAAATAAATTACATTTTTTTTGCTTTAAATGGAAAAAATTATTGCTGGCAACACATACTTTACAAACACATAATATATCACGTTATCAATTACGCGCTTACTAGAGTCAAAAAAAATTTTAGAATTTTATCTTTTCCACGTGTCAACATTGTTGACTTGATGATATCGCGTAATAATAATTCAATAAATTTACTAGTAAGTTCATCATTCTTATCAAAAAATGGCGATAATAATTCAATGGCTATACGCTTTTTCTGTTCACCAGATTTACGCTTAATGAAAACATGTTCTACTGTTTCAATAACAAACTTCACTAAATTTTCATCATATTTATTCAATTCTGTCATATCAATGGTTTTTAATAAATTACGCATTTTTTGAACAAAATCTGTGTTTTTGGTATTATTCTTCAAAGTTGTTTTTGCGTTTTTCAACGCAGCATATTTTTTCACATTAAATTCTTTAAATGCCAATTTAATTTCTTCAGGTGAAAGTTCGTTCTTATTTTCGTCTACAACAAGATTAGTTACTGGTGTTGAAGCTGCCACAGCTGTTGCTTTATCAAAAGGTTTACTCATCTTTATATATAATAGAAATATAAAATAATAAAATTGTGAAATTAATTAATTAAAATATATGCTAAATATTTTTGGAATAAAACGTATTATAATAATAATTATCATTATACGCATTAATAATTATCATTATACGCATTAATAATTATCATTATACAATCTAAATGTCTTCTTATATTATTCCTAAAATATATCAAGTTAATTTTAAATATATATCGCAGTTTTTCTAAATAACAAAACACTTCGATAACTTATAAAACCATAACACATTAATTTTATTTTTTTATCCAGCTATTATCAGATTTCATATAACTTGGTTCTCTTTTCACATTAGAATATGTATCCAAATATTCCAACTGTTTGGTAATTATATTAGATACATGATCATCTATTGGTTTATCTAAACATTCCAAATTTTCAAGTTCATGCTTTATTGAATTAATAAATCCACCAGTATTTAATTGTTCTGTATCTATATTATTAACATAAAAATTTAAATTAAATGTGGAAACATTCTGCGGTTGTAATGCCTCTAATATTTTATCAGCTAATTTTGTATTTTTATCAGTTAATTCCATATTTTTGTTTAATAATTCCTTATTTTGCTCTATAAGTGTCGCAACCATCTCTTGTGATTGGGATTCTATAAGCTTAGGTATAGTCTCGGATTTAGAATTAGTCTCGGATTTAGAATTAGTCTCGGATTTAGAATTAGTCTCGGATTTAGAATTAGTCTCGGATTTAGAATTAGTCTCGGATTTAGAATTAGTGTCTGAACATGTTTTCTTATGAATCCATAAACTATATTTATTTTTATATTCTTTATTACATTTATCACATACAATAATAGAATTTCCAGCAATCACATCGTGGTATTTTGGTGGTACTAATTGTTTTCCCCATTTACTGTTATATAATGTTGTAGTTAAATCTTCCGTATTATTTTCCATTTACTATAAATATATATAATTTATTCCTAAATACATATATATAATACCTTAATAGGGTAGACAATAATGATTATTATTCACTATCATATTGGTATCATTGTGTATGATTGGATGCAATATTATTTGATTACATCTTCAATCTGTTCAACAGAAATATCTGGAAAATCAACATGACATTCCCAAAAATATTTACAAAACGCCCATTTAAATTCATAATCCGTTTTGTAATTATTTATATATTCAGTCAACAATGTATGTTCTATTTTTTTTGGCAATAAATATAAACTATTTTTTGGCAACACATAACTAAGTTGAACTAATTCTGTAACCGGATTTTTTTCTTTAATATCCAATACATGACAATCAAAGTAAGGAATGTATTTTAATAAATCTTTTAATAATGGAGGATAATGATAATTATATGACCATCTCCAATCTACACATCCAGTAGAATAATATTTAAAAGTCCATTCTAATCCTTCGACATAATTTAAACATAGTTTTTTCATTTTTTCTTCATCCTTATAATGTATATCATGTAACATGTCATAATATCTTGCTTCCCAATAATCATCGTATGGATTAATATACTTTTCAACTTCTCTTTCTTTTGAAGGAGCATATAACATTTCTTTATCAAACTTACTTGTATTATCATCCATTTTTATGTTACGCTTTTCCATTTTATTCCGTATGTTGTATTCATTTTTTATATTATCTTCTTCATTTTTGCCTAATTCTTGTATTAACAATCTAACATTTTTCCAGATAATTTTATTATTATTTATTAAATTTTTAGATTTATTCCCAATTACATTTCTATAAGTTTCTAATACAATATCCATTCCATTACTTCTAATATTTAAAGCAGGAAAATGAGGTAAAAAATCATTCCCCAATAAAAAACATATAAAAATATAGTCAAATACTCGATTGTTTTCAACAATGGTTGTTGGTTCTACATCATTATTTAAATATAATACCATATTATTTTTAAACATTGGAATATTAATCATATATAGACAATTTGGGTCTAAGGACTTATCAATACTTTTAATAAAATCAGGCGTTTCACGGAATAAATACATATTATTATTATACTGTAAATGGTTAATCGTTAACATAATAAGGTCAGCATCTAGTCCATATATTACTGTTTCATCATTTAATAATGTGTTCGAATTATCTCGAATATGTTCAAAAATTTTATGTTCTCCTTCACCAGGTTCATCACTTCCACTAACGATAATTTTATTCACTTTATATTTTTTCGGTAGTCTAAAATGATATTTAATTTGTAAATTTAATTTATTCATGAACTCTGTTCCAGGGGTAATAGCAGTGCTATCCCACTTATCTTTATCATTTGAATCATAATTATTAATAAACCAAGATTTATATCTTCTATTTTTTTGTTGATTTAATTTGGCAACTGGAGCTACACCATCAAATGCTATATATACTAGTTCATTTGGAGAAATTTGCTGTATATAATCTTCTATTTTTTTACATACAGCACTAATTAAGTTACGCTCAAAAGTATTATTATCATTGTGTTTGTATTCAATATCACGCATCGAATCATAAATTATAGAGTTACTATCTAAAAATAGATTATTAAATATAGTTTCTTTTTGTGAAAAATTTTTTTGAAATTTCTTTAAAATATTCGGATAATTTTTAATAATATATGAAAAGTAAGAAGGTATTCCCATTGTATTGTATTGTATTGTATTGTATATTTTTATTTTTTTAATATAGTTTGATAATCATTATATTTTATAATATAATATTTAGAAATAATTCAAAATAATAAAGTATGTTTTTTTAATAATATTAAATCACTATAATATACTAATGATTAATACAGATATTTCTCAAAACATTCATTTAATTCATATTAATTCTTCATCAACTAATATAATAGACCTACTTAAAAATCAAATACATTATTTTCAAGATTTAATACAAAAAACCATTATTTCAATTCAAAAGTATAAATATTTTGACATATTAGGACCAAATGAATTAAATAGTGGAATACATAAATTAGAAAAAATATATAAAACATTATCTAATAATATTGAGATATTAAATAATAATAATAATCCAAATATTGATATTATCACATATAATATTGATAATATTAGAAATGAATTAAATTCTATATTTAAATCGTATGGAACCGACAATATGCATGACTTATTAAATGTTGTATTTGGTGATGATTATTTAAATACTATCAATTGGGATATTGAAAAATATTCATTAATTGAAAAATATTTTCATCCAATCAATTTTAAAACTATCAATTGGAAAACAGATAGAACAAATAATTCCGATGAAATTATTGAAAAAAATAGAATTATTGAAGATAAACTTATAGTTGAAACATCAAATAATTTAGAATGTTTCGATTTATGTAGAACAAATGATAATTTTCATATAAAAGTATATGGAATAAAAATTGCTATTCACAGTGAAAAACATAAAAAAACATTGATTGTTGCTGGATTAATAGATGATTTATTAATATCATGTATAAATAATCATTTTATTACTAATAAAATAACACAATTATTTATTGAATATAATAATATTAATATTGATTCTTCTTCCAATAATTGCGAATACGTAAATGATAAAATTATAGATAGATATATTGATTCACTAACATTAAAAGATTTTCTTGTATATTCTAGTGACGAACTAATTAAAAAATGTCAAAATCATATTAATCAACTTTTATTAATAAAACAAAAAAATATTTCTGAAGCCGTTACTGATTTTATGAATACGGATTTATATAGTAAAAGAACCACAATAATTCAATTATTATTAAAATCAGATGAACATGAATTTGAATATTTGGCATATTTATTATATGACCTATTATCCAATGATAATAATGGTAATATAGATACTACTGAACAAACTATATTATTTGATGCATTGCCATGGAAAGTTAAAATATTTTTTAAAGAAGCTATGAAACAAACAATTAAATACACTAATAATTTATCTAATATTGATAATAGTAAAATTCCACTGGAACAACAAATCTGTTTATTAAAAACATCAGATTCTGTTAAAGAAAAAGCTATGAATAAATTAAAAGAAATTAAAGGGAAAAATGATGACAGTGGATGTAAAGCTAGGAATTATTTAGATGGATTATTAAAAATTCCATTTGGAATCTATAAAGAAGAATGGATATTAACAACAATGAATGATATTAAAGAAAACTTCAAACAATTAGTAGAAACTGTTAGTAAAATAGATAATACTTTTACCATTGATACTAATAAATTAACAAATATTAAAATTAAAAATACTTGTTCATATATTAAAAGCGAATATATTATAAATATTATTGAAAAAATAACAGATAATTTAATTTTGAATTATACTCCTGATAAAAGAGATGATTTAATTGTTAATATTTGTAATATTAATAATATTATTAAAAAAAATAACATTAAAACCACCAAACTTATTCATTCAGGTAAAAAAATAAATTTTATGAAAAATCAAATTAAAGAATTTATATTAAACAATAATTCAAATACTAATCTCATAAAGCAATTATCTAATATTAAAAATATTCAAAATATATATATTGCTGATAATATTATACAAAGTATTGAATCAATTGAACATAAATGGTACAATATAAATAATTATATGAATAATGTTAATGATACATTAAATGATGCTGTCCACGGTCACGATAAAGTAAAAGTACAAATTGAACAAATTATTGCTCAATGGATTAATGGTAAACAAACTGGTTATTGTTTTGGATTTGAAGGTCCTCCAGGAATAGGAAAAACCAGTCTTGCTAAAAAAGGTTTGGCTAAATGTCTTACTGATAAAAATGGAGTAGCTAGACCATTTACATTTATAGCGATTGGTGGTCAAGATAATGGTAGTATATTAAGTGGACATAATTATACATATGTCGGTTCTGAATGGGGAAAAATAGTTGATATCTTAATCAAAAACAAGTGTATGAATCCTATATTTTTTATTGATGAACTAGATAAAGTAAGTAAAACTGAACATGGTAGAGAGATAATCGGTATATTAACTCATTTAATTGATCCTACACAAAATGATTCTTTTCAAGATAAATATTTTAGCGGAATTGATTTAGATTTATCAAAAGCATTATTCGTATTTTCTTATAATGATGCTAGCTTAATCGATAAAATTTTACTTGATAGAATTCATAGAATTAAATTTGAATATTTAACATTAGATGATAAAATGATTATTACACGAAAACATATACTACCTGAAATATATAAAAATATGGGATTAGAAAATACTATTAACATTACTGATGATAATATATTATTTATTATTGAAAATTACACCAATGAACCTGGTATTCGAAAGTTTAAAGAATTATTATTTGAAATTATTGGAGAAATTAACTTATCCTGTTTAAAAGACTATAATACAGTAGAATTACCTATTGAAATATCAAATAATGATATTAAACATCATTATTTAAAAGATAGAAATCAGATTTTAGAAAAGAAAATTCCGAATTTATCAAATGTTGGTGTTATTAATGGATTATGGGCGAATGCTATGGGACAAGGAGGTATTATTCCTATTGAAGCAAACTTTTTCCCATGTAATTCATTCATGGATCTTAAGTTGACTGGATTACAAGGTGATGTCATGAAAGAAAGTATGACTGTTGCTAAAACTCTGGCTACATCTTTAGTAGAAAATAATATTATGAGAGAAAAGGTAAAATTAATTGAAGAAAGTAAAATCCAAGGTATTCATATTCATTGCCCTGAAGGCTCTGTCCCAAAAGATGGACCTAGTGCAGGAACTGCTATTACATGTGTTTTATATAGTTTATTAACAGATAGAACAATTAAAAACACTATCGCAATTACAGGTGAAATTAATTTACAAGGGTGTGTTACAGCAATCGGTGGATTAGAATTAAAAATACTTGGTGGTATTAGAGGCGGTGTAAAAGAATTTATTTATCCAAATGAAAATATCAAAGATTTTAAAAAATTTATGGAAAAATATGGTGATAAAGATTTTATCAAAGATATTACATTTCATTCTGTTGAAAATATTAAAGAAGTCTTAGCATTAATCTTTGAATAATAATTCTTACTATATAATATATAATAATGGCGATCCAATTAAGTTTTAGTAATTTATTACAATTTTTTGCTGCGATATCTCCTATATTGTTAGCATTCTGTCTTGTAATGATTTCATTATTTAACTCTGATATTAAAGGTCTTGTGTATTTAGGAGGTATCTTAATAGCATCTTTAATTAATTTATTTATATTAAATACATTAAAAGTTAAATCGGAAACATTAATTCCAAAATATTGTAATTTAATTGAATTTCCTTTTAATTTAAATGAATATGTTAGTCCTGCTTTTAATAGTATGTTTATTGCCTTTACGTTAGCATATCTCTATATGCCTATGCAATATATATCTAGTATGAATTATCCTGTTATTCTTTTTATTACAGGATTACTTGTATTAGATGGTGGAACTAAGGTTATGGGTGGTTGTACTACATTTGGTGGTGTCGCATTAGGTACTTTAATTGGACTTGTATTAGGATTATTATGGTTTATAGCATTTTATTCAACAAATCATAAAGATTTATTATATTTCAATGCGGAATCATCAAATAATGTTGTTTGTTCAAGACCAAGTAAACAGTCGTTCAAATGTAGAATTTTTAGAAATGGCGAGATTATTGGCGAATCTACAAAACAATCATAAAAATAAAGGTGAACAGAAAATATTTGCTCAACATAGATTGGTTGCTCTTGTAAATTCGCAGTCAATAAATAAATAATAATATAAAATAATTTTATTATTTATTGGTTAAATTTAGAATGATGATTATTCCACCAATTCATAAACTCTTTGATAACACGGTCTTTATGAAAATTATGTGTCATTAATCGTGGATTAGGATTAGATTTTTGCCATATTTGAATAAAATATTGTACCACTAGAGCAGTTTTTGCCAAAGAATATTTATCATTTAATTGCGTTTCATTCCATTCTGGTTTATTTGTTTTCCTATTAACAAAATTATGAAATGATAACAATACGTTTTTTAAATCTTCTTTAGAATTAATAGATTTAACATTTAAAGAACCCAGTTTTTGTGTGGCATGTTGTGCGCAATCTGGACATGGTAAATTGTTACATATTCTTTTAATTATACTTATTATTTCTATTTTCATAGTATTAAAGTGTTCTTCATTAATTTTTTCTACTAAAGTATGAAATAAATACCAAGTACAATGACCCCATTCTTTTGCCATTATATAAATATAGAGACAAAAATATAAAGAGTTATGTTTATCAATATATAATGAATATAATTTTAGAAGACAATATTAATTTTTATGATGAATTAAATAAATCTGATGATGAAGATGAAGATGACGAAAATATTTGCCTATTAAGTAATATGCCGTTGGATAAAAATTGTATTAAGTTACCATGTAATCATACGTTCAACTTTTATCCACTATATAAAGAGGTTATTAATCAAAAAACTTATACGCCATCATCCTACTTAAATACAGATAGATTATATATACATCAAATTAAATGTCCCTATTGTAGACAAAAATGCGATTATTTATTACCACATGTTAAAATTAATGATAATATAAATTTTATTATAGGTGTAAACAGTCCTGAAATATATAGTATGTCGTATCATATATGCGAATATATTATGAAGAGTGGTAAAAATAAAAATAATAAATGTTCAAAATCCGCATTTTATATAGATGATAAGTGTTATTGTAGTAAACATCACTCTATAATAAAAAAGAAACAGGAAAAACAAGAGGAAAAAGAAAAAACACAAACAGATTCTATCGGTTGTATATGCATATTAAAAACTGGAAAACGAAAGGGAGAAACATGTGGAATAAAAATATTTAAAAATGATTTTTGTAAAAGACATTTCAAAAGTAATGAAAGTATATCTTAAATATGTTGTAAATAATAAAATCATATATACAAATAATAATTTATAAATTATTTATAAATTATTAGCATTTGAAATGTTCAAAGGTGTAAAAGCAAATGATACATTCATTTATAATATATTAGCAGCATCATGCTCGGCGGGCTTGCGAAATGGTATAGTTGTTATATTGGTAGAACTATCATCACGAGAAAAAATAAATCGTGAAAAAATAACATACAGCAAAATAACACCAACAATGCTACTAATAGTAATTGCTGCAATATATCCATCACTTAATTTGTCATCATCTGAAGAGGAAGGAGATGATTGACTCGGACTAGCACTAGGAGTCGGAGTTGAATCATATTCTGTATATGGTTCCTCAGTGACAGAATTGGAAGTAGAAGAAATTAAAATGGAAGACCCATCTTCAGTTGCAGCAGTCTGAATAGCCTGTGTCAATTCTCCATTGCTAGCAGCAGTAGATATAGAATTAGATAGCAATTCATAAGAATCTTCAGCATCATTATTACCACCTGATACCTGACTAATTGGAATATTGGCCAGAATATTGACATCACAAGAACTAGTCAATTTTCTACCAGACAGTCTTCTACTAGTCGTATCAAGTGCACTTATGAATTCACACATATTAACAGTGACACCATTGCCCATAGAGTTACATGTAGCTTCTTCAATCGTTTGTTGAGCTACAACATCACTATTCAGGTCATCGGCAGATACACCTTCAATACTTAGTTCAAGACCAAAAACAATCATATCACTTCCAATTTGAACAGTAGGAAAATATGTAGGTGCTAATGATGGGACAGTAAGTTGAACAGTAGGTACAACAGTAGGAACTAAAGTAGGTATATATGTAGGTATAGCAGTAGGAATCTCTGTTGGGGACATAGTACTTGGTTCAATTGTAGGCATACTTGTTGGCAACTGACTAAATGAAACTGGTAGGATTGCAAGAAAAAATAATAAATTAACAAGCATGCTCTTAAAGTTTAGTGAGAAAAAAATTCAAAGATAATAGTATATGGATGGATGACAATAGAGAATATACAGATGAAATATATTTCGTTAGTTTCAAATGTCATGACAATGATAGAATATGAAGATAAGGAAATAAATAAGATAATTAATGCTATTGGTAAGAATGTATATTTGGATGAATCTATAAAGAATGAATATTTATAATATTTCAAGTTTTTCAAAGAGTATTTGGATTTTAGAAAATGGACATAAAAAGTATGTCCATTTTTGATTATTGGAAAAAGGATTGAAA